TGACGCTCGTACGGAACAAGAAAAGATAGTCAAGGATGTTGAGTGGGTCGGCAAGGCCGAAGCAGCACAACAAGCAGCTGCACAACCACAACAACCACAACAACCTCAAGCCGGAGCTGAAGTTCCACCAGAAGACGGAGCGCCGGCAGAACCAGAAGCTGGAGCTGAAGAACCACAACAACTAGATACCGTAGACGCTGTATTGGCGTCTCTTGATGATATTTCAACCGAAGAAGAAGGTGGGGACGAAGCTGAATTAGAAGAAGCAAAGATGGGTCGTCCAAAGGTTGGTGTCAAATACGGCCAAGACAGTCACCCACGTGGTCGTGACCCACTTGGTCACAAAGAAAATCTTGGAGCATTACGTGTAGGACAACAACGTAAACCTTCCAGAAAGTCTCCGTTATCTCTCGAAAATTATGAAATTTCGAATCTAATTAAACAACTAAACGCCCATAAAATTACACCAGAAACCTCTAGTATCTTAAACGAAGATAATATTTTAGACATCGAAAACTAACGAACTAGAAATTATCATACTATTTAATATATGATAAGGTATTTTTTCACTTATGGCGGATTCTTTTATGAAATCTAGTATTAAGCATAATAAGCTAAGAAACACCGGTATTCTTTTTGAATTACTAGCCCGTCAAATCACTGCTGATGTGATGGAAAATAAGAAAGAAGGTGTTGCGGTTAAACTTATGCGTGAGTTCTTCAATTCTAAAAAGGAATTGGGGAAAGAGCTAATGTTGTATCGTGCATTCTTTAATGTGCAAAACCTTTCTGAACAAAAGGCATTCCAATTGTTAAAACTAGTTACTGAACAACGGAAGAATCTTGACCAACATGCATTAGATACCCAAAAATACCTTTTAATTAAGGAAATTAAAAAGAACTTTGACCTAAAAGAATTCTTTGCAGCTCGTATTCCATCATATAAGATTTATGCATCTATCTATAAGAACTTTGATGCGATAACTAACGGAATTAACGATACCACTACTATTGAAGAACTAGCAAATAGTCAATTTACTATAGTGGAACATCTCTCTGGTAAGGTATCAAATAAAGAAATCAGAGAACATAATGAACTTTCCAATATCATTCGTAGCCAAGATGATGATATTAGATTTTTATCGTATAAGATTTTAATTGAAAGATTTAATAACAAATATAAGGGATTAGATGATACCCAAAAGAAGTTGCTTCAAGAATATATTTATAATATTTCCAATACTTCAAAGTTAAAGACCTATACCCAAGGCGAAAGTCGTCGATTAGCGAAAGAAATCGCACAAGCATCCACAAAGGTCAAAAATAAAGTAACTCGTATCAAGTTAGGTGAAGTTGTTTCTCAATTACAAAAAGTACAAAATGCTATCGTGGTTAAAGAAAATCATATGACAGCTATGTTAATTGGGTATGAAATTCTAAAGGAGCTTAAGACATTATGATCAATGAAAATAAACTTCGTGCGATAATCCGAAAAATATTAGAAGACAAATTAAAAGAAATGACCACCACGGGAAACGTTGCAGGATATAATGTTCCTATGGCATTTCAAGGAAATAATCCAAAGAACAGAGCACGAAAAAAAGACGTTGCAACCCAATTTGGAATGAAACTTACTCCTCGCGGCCAACAAGACCTTAATCGTCCTGCTGACAAATTAGAAAGAATTGCAGAAGCAAAGGTCAGATATCATGAATATAAGAAAGACGAAAGCGCATCACCAACACAAAAAATTGCAAAGGCCATTTCAGAAACAAATCGTAATCTTGAAGAAGTAGAACGAATTATCAGAATGAATACTCGTTTACAAAAAGAAAGTGGTATTGCAAGTGAAGCATTGTATCGTCGTACACAACAAGGATTGTTAAAACTCGAAGCACGGTTACTTCACCTTGCAGGTAAAGTACGGGACATCAGAGGAAAGTAATATGAAGAACTTATTAGTTGAGTATAATGTCATTGAATATGGAAAAGATTTATTGGCCGAAGCGGCTGATGTTAGTAAGACATTAATGTTAAAGAATGTTCTTCTCCAACGTGCTGAAACAAAAAATCAAAATGGACGCATCTATCCACAAGAAATCCTACGGCGTGAAGCCGGAACGTATAAAGAAAACTTTGTAGTCCAACGCCGAGCATTAGGAGAATTAGATCATCCAGAGAGTCCAGTAGTTAATCTTAAGAATGTATGTTGTAACGTAACCGAACTATGGTTTGAAGGTCAAGATGTTCGTGGAAATATTGAAATACTCTCCACCCCATCGGGTAACATCGTTCGTGAACTTATCAAGAACAACATTCGTCTTGGTGTTTCTTCCCGTGGCATGGGATCAGTTAAGTCCATTGGTGAAAACACAGTAGAAGTTGGTAACGATTTTAATCTCATCTGCTTCGATATCGTCAGCAATCCAAGTACTATTGGCGCCTTTATTAATGAAAATAAAGGATCACAAAGTGTTACCCCATATTCACGCATTGACTCGTTAGTATACGAATTTTTAAGTGAAGTAAAATGAAATTAGCAAAGGAATTTGTTAAGTTTATCGTTAAAGAATTAGAATTAAAATCATTACCTAAGAGTATTAAGTTCGAGGGTGATGATTATTCTGCGCAACATTTAACATTCGGAACATATAATCCGTCTACCGATGAAATAGTGGTGGTCAAAGGTCAACGTCATCCTATTGATGTATTACGTACATTAGCTCACGAATTAGTTCACCATAAACAACATAAAAATGGACAAGAATTAAACGGTGAAGATGGATCAATCACAGAAAATGAAGCAAATGCAATGGCTGGAGAACTGATGAGAAAGTTTAAAACAGTTCATCCAGAGATATTCAATGTTGGTTCTTGGGGATTTCATACCAATATGGAAGAAAAAATTCAATCTATTCTACAAGTTGCAAAAACAGGTAAAGCACAAAAGATTGACGAACATTATGTAGATGGATTTACTGCAAAACTATTAATAACAGTTGCTCACAATCTATCCGCAAATAATAGAAAGAAGTTTTATAACGAATCTATAGGTGATATGGTCACCTTAGCATATAAATTAGTTACTCAGTAAAACGGAGGTAGTATGTACGTTGAAGTTAAAGGTGATAAACAAGTTGATTTAGAACGAGCACTCCAGCAGTTCGTTAAACAGGTCAAAAAAGCAGAATTGATGGAAGATTTAAAGAAGAAAGAATTTTATTTGAAAAAGTCCAAGAGACTCCAAAAGAAAAGTCAAGACGCCTTCCGCCGTAGAAAACGGGAAGAAAGTAAGGCGCAAAAGAAAAACAACAATAATACATTTTAACTAAAAATTGATGTTTTACAAAAAACAGTAATATATATTTAATAGTACACCTCTATTGGGGTGTGATTTTGTTGTATATAATCTATTTTAATGACTTGAATAGTCATTCAATCCTTATAGGAGAGTACTAGTATGGCAAAAGTAGAAATCACGAACAAACTCCTAAAGGAAGCAATTGCAGATGCAGAAGCAGTTCGTCAAACTGCTATTGAAAACGCAAAGCTTTCATTAGAAGAAACGTTCACACCCCAAATTAAGTCAATGCTTTCACGCAGACTTCGCGCAGAAGTAGAAGGCATGGAACATGATGAAGAAGAAAAGGATGTAGAAAAGAAAGAAGAGCCAAAAACAGAAATGGCAAAACCAGAAGAAGAAAAAAAGCATATGGAAACTGAAGCTGCTAAAGAAATAGACGCACATGATGCAGAACCGGAAGGTGGTCACCTTGCAGCAACATCAGGTATCGGTGCAGGTGACAATAAGGAACCATCACCAGAAGCATTCGATTCAGCAGATGATGATGAAAGTGGCGAAGATGCTGGTGAAAGTGATACCGACTGGTATGATGATTGGTCAGATGCAGACTTCGACCTTGACGAAGTAATCAAGGAATTAGAAGCAGACCTTAAAGAAGTCTCACATGACGAAGACGAAAAGGAAGAAGAAAAGATGGACGAAGCTATGCATGACGAAGAAGAAAAGGAAGAAGTAAAGGAAGAAATGCATGATGAAGAAGACAAGGAAGAAAAGAAGGCAGACGAAGCATTCCCAATGGAAAAATCAGAAGGTGGTGAAGAGAAGCCAGAAATTCCAGCTAAGTCCTCAGATATTGGAACAGAAGCTGCACACAACGCAGCAGACGTAAATACTTTCGTAACCGAACCATCAGATGTAAATAAGATGGAAGGTGAAAAAATGAAGGGTCACGAAGAAGAAGGCGAAGAAGAACTTGATTTAGAGGCAATTCTCGCAGAATTGGAAGCCGAAGATGAAAAGCATAAGGAATCATCTGAAAAAATGGCAACCCTAGAGAAAGAACTTGCAGAATATCGTCAGGCTGTAAAGCTCCTACGAGGCAAGCTACACGAAGTCAATCTTCTCAACGCAAAACTCTTGTACACCAACAAAATCTTCCGTAAGGAAGGCTTGACTACTGAACAAAAGGTAATGGTCGTAGAAAACTTCGATCGTGCAACCACTGTTCGTGAAATCAAGATGGTATACACAGTTTTGGTCGAAACATTAACTTCCGCAGCAAAGGTAGTAAAAGCAACAAAAGCATCAAGTAAGGTGGTAGCTGAAGGGTTCGCAAGTAAGGCAACCCCAAGTACCGCGCCAAAGACAGAAGCACCAGCAGTTATCACAGAAAACTCTGTTGCTAAGCGTTTACAACAACTCGCAGGAATAATTTCATAACCTCATTAGGAGATAAGCATGTCAGACGTAAATTCACTTATCAACGAAGCCGGTTCAGCACACAAGGTAATCGTTGAACAATCCCGCCAATTAGCAGGCAAGTGGGATAAGTCAGGTCTTCTTGAAGGCTTGAAGGGAGCAGAAAAGCAAGGTATGGCAGTAATGCTTGAAAACCAAGCTTCACAACTACTCCAAGAAAACTCATACACCAACCTTGCAGGCACCGCAGGTGAACAATGGGCAGGTGTAGCACTTCCATTAGTACGTAAGGTCTTCGGCTCAATTGCAAGTAAGAACTTCGTATCAGTCCAACCAATGAACCTTCCTTCAGGACTTGTGTTCTATATGGACTTTAAGTACGGCACAACCGTAAATGGTAAGACCTCAGGAACTTCACTCTATGGTAATGCATTAACTACACCATTCGGTGGATTTGGTAACTCAGACGTAGGCGGCTTATACGGCGCAGGTCAATTTGCATATTCAGTAAACGATGCAAGTGCAACTGGTTTAACCGTAACCACCGCATCAGTAACATTTGCAGACGTAAACTTTAACCAAGATTTCGTAGCAACTGGCTCATACCGTAAGTTCTCAGTATCAACTGGTTCACTTAGTGGACTTGACAAACTTGCAGTTCGCACTTTCATTCCTTCAGGAACTATTGCTGACTTTGCAACTAAGGTTGTACCAGAATTCACCAAGATTGATGGCGCAAACGTTGTCTTCATCGTAGAAACAACTGGTAACGCAGTTCTTCAATCAGTTGTATACAGTAAGCAACCAACGGATTCAACCCGTGGTGACTTCGAAGCAACCAGTGATACTGATTTAGCAATTCCACAAATCGATCTTGAACTCCGTTCAGAAACTATCGTTGCCAAGACCCGTAAGT